TGCTGCCCCTGTTTGACGAGACATCAGAGCATTCTCTAAAAGAAGTTTAGGTAGCCATGCCACCACACAACCCCAATCATCTATCTCTTCACCTGAATTCGGGTCTTGTCCGCGAAGCTGCATGAACCACGCACAGTCAAACTTTTTACACGGTTCGAAGTTGTTGAGCGGACAGTTGTCTTTAACCTCTAGCTTCACGGTGTTTCTTCTTCTTCCTCGGCGGTAGCAGCGTCGTGTGCTGCTTGCCATGTAGTGTTTACGTTAGACCACCACGATAAAGAGCTAGTCGCCACATTTTCAGTATTGTGTGTGCGTACGCCTGTTGCAGGATTGCCATACTCTATTTCACAAGTAACACCATCCGGCGATTGAACAGCACAGACATCTGATGGCAAAAAGGCTAAATCAAGATTGTCGTAAAACAGACCATCCTTACCAATCTGATCTGCCTCTCCCGATCCACCGTTTACTATTGTCCACTTAGCCATTTTCAAATACTCCTCAGACTAAATAATACCAGCCAGTAGCTATGTATTTATCACAGCTATATACTGGATTTCCTCTGTGTGTGTGCGTCCATGATGCAGGGAAAAAGCAGAGTAAACCCTTTTTAGGCTGCACCTTAACGCCATACTCAATAAACTCTGTTTCGCCTTCACCGTCGGGGATGTCATTTAGATACATCGTCCATGTGAGATTTCGCCAACTTGCAGAATCTGATCTGCCATGTTCGCAATGCCAGTGATGAAATCCACCCTTTGGTGGGGTTTTTTGCACCTTCATAGCTTCTGACATGCCACCCTGCATTCCAAACCCGTTATACTTGTCCGCATACATAGGAAGCCATTGACGCATAATATCGTGCATTTCTGCTACAAGCGGATCATTTAGATTCGAAAAATTGTACGAGTAGTCTCTGCGAAAAGTCTCCCCGTTGTTTGTTTCCGCGCCGTTCATAAAGTGCATAGAAACATTTGGATCATCTCTAGCTGCTATATACTCTTCAAGTCTGTTGATTACTCTGTCACAAAAATCAAACTGTTCTGTTTGATACGATTCGATAAATGTTGACGTTTCCATCTTAGTCCTTGTTAGCGATGATGAAATCAACGTAGTTTACATTGATTGTGGCTGTTGAGGAAGAGAGTGAACCGGCGAGGTTACCAATTCCCGGCGCACCGTTAATTGTGCTGTTTCCTGCAAGGTTACCTTTCGATCCTGAAAGGTTATGACCGTGGTTGTGGCTTCCGCTGCCACCCTTGTTTCCTGTATTCTTACTGCCGTTTTGACCGCCTTGATTTCCAAAGAATTCACCGCCGCCGCCTTTGAACACATATGAGTGGCTGTGTGATGCGATCTGATTGACTGAAAGTGTGGTATTGCTGATATTACCGGAAACACTCGGATTACCATTAATAGTCGTATTACCCGCAAGGTTTCCAACTGCTGGCGCACCCGAAATAGAAACGCTACCCGAAACAGACGGCGTACCAAAAGCCGTCGAGAAAGCCACGCTTCCACCTGTGCCGACAGTGCCGGTGATAATCCTTAGCGCTTTGTCGTTGTGAGTGGTCTGCTTCGTCCAGCCTGTAGGTGCGTTTGTTTGTTGAAACAGCATGGATGTGCCGGAAGCGAACTCTTCAGAGCCAGTAATAGTGAGTGTATTATTGCTGGTGTTATAGCCCGTACTGACTGTACCAGCACCTGTAAAAGTTACTGTGTTAGTCGAAGCGATATTTTCGCTATTTGAACCGTCACTGACAGTCCATCCGGAGTATCCTGTTACTGTATCAAAGCTAAGATTGCCACCGCCATCTGTCTTCAAGAACTGACCGGCAGAGCCGTCAGACGTAGGATGGGATAAGCCGTCGATAACGACTTTGCCCGATCCGTTTGGTGTGATACTGATGTTGCCGTTCGCAGCGTCAGCAATGACGATTGAGCCGGAGTCAGTGCCGCTGTTCGTATTGAGTGTTAGGTCGCCTGTGCCGTTGGTCGTAATCGTTGCGTTAGCATTGTTATCACCAACAACAGTTGTGTCGGCACTGAGGAAAACATCTCCAGTTCCATTTGGGACTATTCCTATGGCACCATCTGTGTTTGTAGAGGTAATGTTGTTACCATTAATATTGATGTTATCAATCTGCGCTTCAGTGACCGCACTGTTTGTGCCGAGTGTTACACCGTCAATAGCACCAGCATCAATGTCTACTTTACTGATGTCTACTTCGCCTGTACCATTCGGAGTGAGCGCGATATTGCCGTTCGTATCAGTAGATGTGATTGCGTTACCGTTAATGTTGATATTGTCAATCTGTACTTCGGTAGCCGCGCTGTTGGTGCCAATAGTTACACCATCAACGGTGCCTGCGTTGATGTCTGCAGTGTCGGCAACAAGGCTGTCGATGTTGGCTGTTCCGGTGATAAACAAGTCTTTCCACTCGGAACCAGTTGCGCCGAGATCGTGTGTATTATCGGCAGATGGAATCAGATCAGACGCGACATCTGCATTGACCGTCACTGTATCTGATGCCGCATCGCCGAGCGTGGTGTTTCCTGTAACAGAAAGACCCGCCATCGCAAACGTGGCGGTCTGATCAAGAATAGCTGCTGTTACTGCGTCGTCGGCAAGACCGCCCGTGTCAATCTTCGGACCCTCTCCTGTCGTGCCGTCGTGTGAGTGTCCGGACGAAGCATCGAATGCAGACTGAATGGCATCGAATTCGCCATCGAAATCGGATGCGTTGATTACGTTTCCGTCTGCGATATTATTGCCGGTATCGTTTCTGGTGTAACCTGTACCCATAAGTTATCTCCTCCCGTAGGTCGCAAACTCTAAAGTTGCAGCGTCTACGGTAAATACTGCATCTGTTGAAGTTCCTGTTGTTTCGTAAATGAGAGAAACCGAATTACCCGAGCCTATGGTCTGTACATCAAATACAGTTTTCGGTTTACTCCCAAAAGTTCCTGTTCCGAATGTGCCGGAACCGTAAGTAACGACTGTGCCGGAAGCATTTGACAAAGTGATACTTGAAGGTTGAATAGAATCAGGCTGATCAAAGTCATACTTTAGCGTAAAGTTAAGGTCCATATTACCATTAACATCTACGTAGGTAGTTCCCTTGTACACTGTTTTACGTGCATTCGGATCATTTAGGGGCACGAACGGAGTAGCAAATGTTGCTATAATATTCGTACCATCTAATGTGTTTCCTTGTTCCATCTGATACACATACCCGTCACTTCCCCCGAAGTATATGTTCTCGACAGAACCAGTGTACTCTGAAGTAGCACTAAACACTTTAAAACCTGTTATTTCGTTGAAAGCTACACTGCCCTCTAATTGGGTGGCTGCTATACCATTGGAAGCATCATTGGTAGAGGCAGTGCGGAACCCAAAAATCCTGTACTGACTCTTCTCTCGCACAACCGTGCTAGCAAAACTGTCACTGTTAGCCACAAGATCAAGCATCTCTGCCTGTATTGTTTTAGACACTGCGGCAAGACTGAAGTCTCCAATCTTGTCCGTAGCAGAAAACAGACGCAGACCGTCCGGGCCTAAGAAAATAATGTCGCCACCAATTTCCTGCACAGTATCTGATGCTACTGCACCTAAATCTCGGGAGACGGGTAGGAGTTTGAAATCAGCTTGACTTGATCCGGCCAATCTGTTTATTGTCGTCTCACCAAAAATAATAAGCTGATCTCTGAAAACAATAAGATCAGTCACATTATCTGCTACGTTTATTATACCACCACCACTTGCTGCTGTAAAGTCGTCATCCTCGTAAGGTGCCGAAAAAACCACATTTTCTCCGTTAGCTAAGAAGATATGATTCTTGAAATTTACAGCATGAGTAGCACCAGACGTATCAGAGGGCAGGCTAGATAACTGTGCAAAGGCTGATCCAGTGAACCTGAACGGCTTGCCGGTGCCATCTACTACAAGCAGCTTTTCCGTGCCATCAAAGTTGTACTTGAGAAATCGTACTCTGCCTGTCCCACCTAAGTTTACACCTGCGCTACTGAAGGTAGCATTGTCTGTTATCTGCGTCCATCCGCTTCCCGTAGATCGGTAAAGATCATCTCCCCGTGCAGCGTACACATGGTTACCATACTTGATTACGCCACGAACATTGCCTGAATTAGACAGTGCATTACTGTCAAACTTATCGTATCCTTCAATACGACGATACCCACCGAAAACAGACGGTTCAAAATTACGTAGAATCCGCGCAGTGCCGGGAGCTTGAATCCCCTGTTGGTAAGGAGAAAGGTTAGTTACCAATCCCCCCTTGAACTCAAAAGGATACGTTTGCCAGCCGTCTACCATTACACTGCCCGTGCATAGATGTTTTCGTTGACAAGAAGAGTACGCATCTGTTTCAAACCGTCTTCAAATTTTCTAAGAGCCAGAGATGCAGACTGAATATTGTCCCTGAACAT